AGCGACGTAAAATCTTGTTATGTCTAATTTATCTAATTTAACTAATGTTGATCCCGAAGTCAAAGACTCATCAACTCGTGTTGATGCTCGATTACCTCCAAAGTCTAAGGAGGGTGGCGAACCGACGTCAGAATCTTCAGATCAATCTAAACCAGGTTTTGATGCTATTGATGTCACGTCCTTTACTCGTTCAGATCATGTCCTCTCGTCTCTTGCACATTTCCATACATTGCAGGGGATCTTCGATCATACTCTCAATAAATTAAGAGCACCTACCACTGTTGACGATCGTTTCCTTCCATACGTATGTGTCTTCGGAAAGACTACTAAAACACCAGTCTTAGGTAACGACATCTTTATTGGTGATATCAATAACGGTGGTGAGACCTTTAGTGGCCAAGGAGGTGTTAACTTAGCGAACTGGACTTATCATTCAGAAACCCCAACCTTAATGCCGACTCTCAACAAGTGCTGTGTCAAGTGGGATGTTGATATTGTGTCCTCTATAATGGCTGCAGCTCAAAGTACTAAGGAGAGAGTGCCTACAGATGGTGTTCGTGATGTTCGTGCCCGTCCGGAGTATGTCTTACAAGATTGGGGTGTGTTTATGACAGATACTATAGATACCACCTACAGAACTATCAGAACAGATGTTTTTGCCAATTATATGTACTATAGATACGAAGCTCCACCTGACGATACCTATGAGACGTTGTATGTTATTAACGTTGGTGATCTCAGAGACTGGTTAAACACACATAATTGTCCTTGTCCATTACCAGCCGATACACTGTGTTTGGATCTATCTGAAGTAGAAGAGATTGAAATGCCGGATTTGGCGTGTTTAGGTTCTAAGGTAATTATCAATTTAGGTAATCCTGTTTCACCTCACACTACGTACGAAGGGTTGCCAGCGGCTGGTTATAAACTAGTTTCGATTGGCCCAGCCACCGATGCTGCTCGTAAAGCCTTGAATTCGACTTATGACTCTCAAGAAGCTGATTTAGCACTATTTCTAATGTCCATACCCTTTAACATTGGAATCATCACACCTACAGCCAGACTTAGGTTAGAAACTCACCGCAATACCATTCAGGAACAAATTTTGAACTATTATTGTTCCGGTTGTAAACATAAGATTGGAATTCCAGCTAAGAACGTGATAGATTACCAGTATATGGTACAGTCGTTCAGACTGGCTAAAACTATGTTGAACATGAAATCTGCTATGACTCTAGGTATATATAGCCGAGCCTCACCAGGTTTGACCATTGGTGCTGATACTTATGGTCCCGAGATCACTCCTTATCTTAATGGATTCTTCATCTCTAATTATGTTGACTTAATTAGTTCTACACCAATATGGGTGCCTTTTGAATTTTGGATAGCTAATGGTGCAGATTTGGTCTTAGATTCCGATAAGTATACAGCCTCTGTCTTAGGTCGTATGGTAAATGTTAACTGTGTAGTCCCTAAGAGTTATTCTCCTCTAGCTCTAGGTCAGTGGGCAAATGCTAATACTTCGATAGCAGCTTGGTACTACGTCCCTAACTCAAACTCTTATATCAGTCTCAATGGTATGATTTACGCTGGGCTCACTCCCTACGCTCCTGAAACTGTTCCTCGGTTCTCGTCACTCTCTGGCACTATGACTGCTTCTTATGATCCTTCTCTCCGTCCTTGGGTTGTCTCTCCAGTTTCTGCTGGCCACAACAAACATTACCTTGTGACGCGTAAGTTGGGTTTCTAAGTGGCTTCGAAACACTTCACACTCTATCTCAGATTGGTTTAAAACAGAATAATAATAGAGATGTAAAATCTAATTCAACAACTGATTTGCCTCACCCACTTTATAACTGGTGTGTGGCTGATTCTATCTATCGAACTCAGGCGCATGACCGCTACGATTTTACTTGGTTTCAGCCAGAAATTTTCAGTGTCTACCTAGCGATAGAGAAACGGTTTTTCCGTCCTATTGACAAAGCTGGTTTAAGGAATTATTATCATCATTCTCGGACCAACTCCTTATCTAGAGCCGATACTCCTTTAGACTCTGGTGACCATGTCACTCGTGTTGTCTTGCCTCGCGGTTTCGATTTCAACAACACTCCTTTCTGGGATAAAGATACTTCAACTCTACCTTGGTCAAAAGCTTTTGACGGAAAGCGCAGGGCTATGCGGTGGTTGGTATCTCCTTCAGATCAAGTTCGACAATACTTTGATTGGGTTGGGGTCCCTCCTCATCGTTTTATCTCTCTGCTAGATTTCCCCCTTGCCTTTGTCCTACCTTTTTTCAAGCAAATCCAGATTTGGTGTCATCGACACTTCGACATCTTTGGTTCTTCTGTACGCTATTTTATAAGCTTAGATTCACTCTGTGGAATACCACCGCCTAATCTCCGTACGATGTCTGACGACCCTAAAGCTTGGCTTTCAGACCTAGTTGGTTCTGACTACGGTAGACAGTGGTGGTCCGAACGTTTCGCTCAAACTTTCTCTGCAGCTGTTAAATCTTACCCTATTGAGCTTCTGTCGGTAGAACAGTTCGCTTTACGTAGGTGGTTGTGGGTTACGGAAGGCTCCACAAGCTTCTCGAAACTGATGTTAGGTGATGAACGTATCAGGTCTAAATTTGGGGCAGCTGTCTCACTATCTGACCAAGAAATTTTGAAAATGGTACATAGCGTTGTTGATCCTCCACCTAGCCAACAGATTTCGGTATTTGTCAAGCCAGACGAATCGTCCTTTAAGCGCCGACTAATTGCTAACATCCCTTTGGGGGCATATATCGTTTGCTCCTACATTCGGTACCTCCTAGAGCAATATGTTGGCAAACAACCGACTTTCGTTAAACTGAATGTTTTTCCCTCCGATTACGTTGACATCGCTAATTTACTTAAAGCTGGTTCAGTTGCTTATCCCTTAGACGAATCAGCCTATGATTATCATGTTACTCGAGAGTCTTGGTTAGGTTTCTTTGATTTCCTAGACCAGTTCTTTCCTTACAATGAAGGCGTTTTTATGTTCAGAAGATACTTTGACCACGCTATATGGTCGTTTGGTACTAAAAGAGGTCGTTGGTTGAAAGGTATGCCCTCTGGTTTAGCTTTGACAACTTTTTTAAATAGTTGGATGAACTACATTAAACAATCGACTATTATTCGATCTCAATTTCACTATGCGTGTGGGGATGATGTGCTTAGTTTTTCTAGTGATCATAATTTGAGGTTGCAGGATATTGAGGGTGTATATGGCGCGTTCTGTT